GCCCCGCCCCAAGAACAGCAAGATCCGCCGCGCCACGCGCGAGACGCACCCCATCGAGTGGGCGCGCTTCGTGGAGTACGCCGCCCTGGACATCGCCGCCATGCGCGCCGTGCACGCCAAGCTGCCAACCTGGAACTACAAGGGCGCCGAGCTGGCGCTGTGGCACCTAGACCAGCGCATCAACGACCGGGGCGTCGCCGTGGACCTGGATCTGGTGTCCGCAGCCATCGCCTCGGTCGAATCGGCCCAGGCGGTGCTGGCCACCCGCACGCAGGAGCTGACCGCCGGCCAGGTGGAGAGCACCACCAAGCGCGACAAGCTGCTGGCCTTCGTGCTGGAGGAGCACGGCGTGGATCTGCCCGACACGCAGATGGCGACGCTGGAGCGCCGCATCGCAGATCCCGACCTGCCGCCCGCGCTGCGCGAGCTTCTGGGCATCCGGCTGCAGGCCAGCACCTCCAGCACGGCCAAGTACAAGACCCTGGCGCGCGCCACCAGCGCCGACGGCCGGCTGCGCGGCACGCTGCAGTTCTCGGGTGCCAGCCGCACCCGGCGCTGGGCCGGCCGCCTGTTCCAGCCGCAGAACCTGCCGCGCCCCGTGCTCGCGCAGGAGGACATCGACTTGGGCATCGCCGCAATGAAGGCGCGCTGCGCGGACCTGCTCTACAGCAACGTCATGGAGCTGGCCAGCTCTGCCATCCGCGGCACGCTCGTCGCCCGCCCTGGCTGCAAGCTGGTGGTGGCCGACTTGTCCAACATCGAGGGCCGGGATCAGGCCTGGCTGGCGGGCGAGCAGTGGAAGCTCAAGGCCTTCCGCGACTTCGACGCCGGCACCGGTCCAGACCTCTACAAGATGGCCTACGGCAAGTCCTTCGGCGTGAAGCCGGACGACGTGACAAAGGACCAGCGCCAGGTCGGCAAGGTGCAGGAGCTGGCCCTGGGATATGAGGGCGGCGTGGGCGCGTTCGTGACCTTCGCGGCGGCCTACGGCATCGACCTGGAGGTCCTGGCGAAGCAGGCCGCGCGCGCCATCCCCGCTGAGACGATGGGCCAGGCGCACATCATGCTGCAGTGGCACCGCGACCAAGGCCGCAACCCACCGAGCGACCTGGGCCTGACCGATCTGGCCTGGCTGGTGTGCGAGTCGTTCAAGCTGGGCTGGCGCAGCGCGCACAAGGCCGTCGCCGGCTACTGGGCCGAGCTGCAGGGCGGTGTCACGCAGGCCATCGAGTGGCCCGGCCAGACGGTGCGCATCGGCATGCTCAAGGCCCGGCGCGACGGCAACTGGCTGCGCATCGGCCTGCCCTCGGGCGCGGTCATGTGCTACCCGTCGCCCCAGGTGATCGGCGGCAAGTTGAGCTACATGGGCAACAACCAGTATTCCCGGAAGTGGAGCCGGTTGGGCACCTACGGCGGCAAGCTCTTCGAGAACGTGTGCCAGTCCGTCGCGCGCGACGTGATGGCCCACAACATGCCCACCATCGAGGATGCGGGCTACTCCATCGTGCTCACCGTCCACGACGAAGTGATCACCGAAGCCCCCGACACCTCGGACTACAGCGCCGACCACCTGGCCAGCCTGCTCGCCACCAACCCGCCCTGGGCGCCGGGCATGCCGCTGGCTGCCGCGGGCTTTGAAACCGACAGGTACAAGAAGGACTGAGCCATGAGTTACTTCGACGACAACGAACACCAGATCGTGTACGGCCCGCATGGTCGGTTCCGCGAGCCGCGCCCGGCATGCAAGTACTGTGGCACCCGCGATGTGCGCTGGCACCACACCGGCGAGCGCTGGGTTCTGCTGGGCGACGACAACAAGATCCATGCCTGTGGCCGCGTGGCGTCTGTCGACGACTTTGAGGACGTGTCGTGAAACCCGACATCGACCACCTCTTCATGACCCCCCGCGAGCGCGACGTGGAGCGCGCGCTGGTCAAGCGCGTGGAAGCCGCTGGCGGCCTGGCGTGGAAGTTCACCAGCCCGGGACGCCGCGGCGTGCCCGACCGCGTGGTGATGCTGCCCGGCCGCGCGCCCGAGTTCGTGGAGCTCAAGCGCAAGGGTCAGCGCCCGCGCCCCGAGCAGGCGCGCCAGCACGAGCGCATGCGCGCTGCCGGCGCCGTGGTGCACGTCATCGACGACGAGGCCGGCATCGACCGGCTGCTGGAGAACCGCGATGCGTAAATCCAACCACGAGGCACTCCGCAAAGCCCTGCGCGGCACCGATGGCGCATCCTGCTCCGAGCTTGAGCAGCGCGTCGGCGTTGACGCGGGCAACCTGGTCCGCTCGCTGCGCAGCATGCCCGACGCCTACATCGACCGCTGGCGGCCCGCGCGCAGCGGCTCGAAGAAGTACGTAGCCGTCTGGTGTGTCGTGGACGTGCCAGCGGACTGCCCGCACCCGGAGGGCGCAGCGTGACCGCCTACTACAACGAAATCGACAAATTTGCAGCCCAGTGGCTGCGCAACCTGATCGCCTCGGGCCACATTGCGCCCGGCGATGTTGACGACAGGAGCATTGAGGATGTTCGACCTAGCGACCTTGACGGATACGCACAGTGCCACTTCTTTGCCGGCGTGGGAGTCTGGTCCTACGCCCTTCGGCTCGCTGGATGGCCAGATGACAGACCTGTTTGGTCCGGTTCCTGCCCGTGCCAACCTTTCTCCGAGGCAGGCCGGGGAACTGGGTTTGCTGACAAGCGGCACCTCTGGCCGTTCTTCCACCACCTCATCAGCCAAAGACTCCCTGCAGAGGTCCTTGGAGAACAGGTTGCGAGCAAAGATGCAAATCCTTGGATCGACCTTGTACAAGATGACATGGAAGCCCTGGGTTACAGCTTCGGGGCGGTCCCGTTTCCGGCTGCGGGCGTCGGTGCTCCGCACATCCGGGACCGGCTCTACTGGGGCGCAAGCCGTCGAGATAGACGGGGTATGGGTGCCCATGGAGCTGCTGCGCGGCTGGCCCACACCGCTGGTGAACAACACAAAAGGGGCGCAGAAGGGGGCCGGCAGGGAGGGGGGGATGTGCTTGGCAATGGCCGGGGCGTTGGCGGCCTGGCCGACGCCAAACAGCACCATAGTGGACGCGAAGCCCAGACCGCCAGTGATTGGGAATCGAAAGCCGACAGATCCCCAAATAAGCACAGCGGGCATAGCGGTGCACCTGTGCGGCTGGCAAACGCCACTCGCGAGCGATGGCCAGGTCACGCAAGGCCGGACGGCGAGATTTCTGGAGGGCCGGAGTCAGTTGGCGCCGGTGGAGGCGCAGCCGTTTGGACCGGCCCGGTTAACGGCCAATGGCGTGATGCTGACTGGCTGTTCTGCCGGGATGGCCGCTGGCGGCCGGTTGAACCCAGCACATTCCCGCTGGCTCATGGGTCTCCCGCCCGAGTGGGACGCCTGCGCGCCTACGGAAACGCCATCAACGCGGAAGCGGCGCGCGTCTTCATTGAAGCCGTGATGGAGTGCGCCCCATGACCCCCCGCAAGCACTTCACCCCCCGCCCCTACCAGCGGCTCATCACCGATCACATCCTCACGCACGACCGCTGCGCGATCTGGGCAGGCATGGGCATGGGCAAGACCACCGGCACGCTCAACGCCATCGACGCGCTGCAGCTCGTGGAAGACGACCCCGTGCTGGTGGTGGCCCCGCTGCGCGTCGCGCGCAGCACCTGGCCGGACGAGGCCCGCAAGTGGGAGCACCTGCGCGGCATCTGCGTGATGCCCATCGTGGGCGGCGAGGCCGAGCGGTTGCAGGCCCTGCGCACGCCCGCGCAGGTCTACACCATCAACTACGAGAACCTGCCCTGGCTGGTGGCCCACTGGGGCGAGCGCTGGCCCTACCGCACCGTGGTGCTGGACGAAGCCACGAAGGTCAAGGGCTTCCGACTGCGGCAGGGCACGCAACGCGCCAAGGCCCTGTCGCAGGTGGCGCACTGCAAGATCCGGCGCCTGGTGGAGCTGACCGGCACGCCCAGCCCCAACGGCCTGCAAGACCTCTGGGGGCAGGCCTGGTTCATCGACCGGGGCCAGCGCCTGGGCCGCACCTACTCGGCGTTCACCCAGCGCTGGTTTCAGGCATCGCACGATGGCTACGGCACCGAGCCCCTGGGGCACGCCCAGCGCGAGATCCAGGACCTGATGCGCGACGTGTGCCTGACCGTGGACGCGAAGGACTGGTTCGACCTGCGCGAGCCCATCGTGAACAACATCTTCGTGGACTTGCCCATGCAGGCGCGCAAGCACTACCGCGAAATGGAAAAGGCCATGTTCACGGAGATCGAGAGCCATCAGGTGGAGGCGTTCAACGCGGCAGCCCGGACCATCAAGTGCCTGCAGATCGCCAACGGCGCGGCCTACGTGGGCGAAGGCGGCGACGAGTGGAAGGAGCTGCACGACGCCAAGCTGCAGGCCCTAGACAGCATCGTCGAAGAGGCGGCCGGCATGCCGGTGCTGGTGGCCTACCACTTCAAATCCGACCTGGCTCGGCTGCAGCGCGCCTTCCCTGCCGGGCGCGCGCTGGACCAGGACCCGGCCACCATCCGCGACTGGAACGCCGGCAAGATCCCGGTGCTGTTCGCCCACCCGGCCAGCGCCGGGCACGGCCTGAACCTGCAGGACGGCGGGAATATCCTTGTGTTCTTCGGCCACTGGTGGAACCTGGAGGAGCGACTGCAGATCATCGAGCGTGTCGGGCCCACGCGCCAGATGCAGGCCGGTCACGACCGCCCGGTGTTCATTCACAACATCATCGCGCGCGACACCGTGGACGAGCTCGTCATGGCCCGCATCGAGACGAAGCGCGAGGTGCAGGACCTGCTGCTGGAAGCCATGAAGACCCGGAGGCCAGGATGACGGATTTCAGCACCTGGGACCGGGCAACGCTGGAGCGCTTCGCCCGCGAGGCGGCCGACGAGAACCGCGAGCTGCGCGCAGATCTGCGCGCCGTGCTTGACGCATACCGCGCGCTGGTGCGCGCGCAAGGCAGGGAGCCCCAAAAATGAGCATGCTCGCCCAGATGGTGCTGATCGAAAAGTACGGCCTGCGGGTCAACCTGGACCAGCTCGCGGCCATCCTGGAGACCACCGCCCCCAACCTGCGCCGCAAGATCAGCGAGGGGACGTTCGGCATCCCTACCTACATCGACAACGGCAAGCGCTGGGCCGATGTCAGGGATGTGGCGGACTATCTGGATCAGCGGCGGCAGGAGGCCCGCCAGGTCCATGGTGCAGGTCTTCGGGCCTCAGCTGCGCATAGCGCTTGAGATTGTTCCAGCTCTTGTGCCCGCTCACGAGCGCCACGCGTGGAATGTCGAATCCCTGCTCGAACAGGCGCGATATGCCCTCGTGGCGCAGGTCGTGGAAATGCAGGTCCGGGATAGACAACGCGTCGCAGGCATCCTTGAAATACTTGCTCAAGGTCTGCTCATGCGCCGGGAAGATGCGCGGCTCGCCTTCCGCCCGGGCCTGGGCCTGCACCACCTCCCAAGCACCGTTGAGCAGCGGCACCCACTGATCGTTGCCGGCCTTGCGGCGCGGGTCCTTGCGGTCCCGCACCAGCACCAGCCGCTTGCCGGCATCCAGGTCATCCCACAGCAGCCGCACGATTTCGCCGCGCCGCATGGCCGTGGCCACGGCGAAGCGCACCACGTCGGCATAGATCTCGCCGCGCTGGGCGTGCAGCCACTCCACCAGGCGCAGCAGCTCATCCTCGGTGGGGCGCCGCTCGCGGCGGCCGCCGCCGCCGATCAGGTGCAGGTGCGTGAGCAGCGGCCGCGCCAGGCCCACCACGTCGGGCAGGTTGATCTTGAGGTGTACCCCAGCCAGGCGCAGGACGGTGCCCAGCTTGGAGATGTCCATGTTGATCGTGTAGGGGCCAGCGCCATCCTCATCCCTGCGGCCCTCGGCATAGGCCACCAGGTCCGCCGGCGTGAGCCGCGCGGCGTCCAGCTCGCCCAGGCGGCGCTGCAGCGTCTTGAGCATGTAGTGCTCATTGGACGTGTCCGCGATGGGCCGCGACTTGTCGCGCAGCTTGCGGTAGGTGTCGATGAGGTCCGACACCAGCACCACGCGGCCGAGAACAGTCCTGGGCGCCAGCGCCTGGCCACGATCAATGTCCGCCTCGATGCCCCGCGCCCATGCCTGCGCCTGGGCCTTGGTCGGGAAGGTCTGACAGTATGATGGGTGCCCCTTGCGCCTGACCAGTGCCCGCCACCTGCCGCCGATCTGGATGATGCTTGCCATGGATGGTGATACGTATCGTTTGCGGTATCACTCGCGGAATGATGCGATGATACGGCATGGTACAGCAGCACTATGGCGGTGTCTGAATTGGCGGCTAGAATCTGCTGCACCCCCTCGTAGTTCAATGGATAGAACGAGTGCCTCCTAAGCGCTAGATACAGGTTCGATTCCTGTCGAGGGGACCAGCAGTTCCCTTGTAAATCAACAGCTTGCGTCTTTGCTGGTTTGCCTGGGGACATAGCGGGGACATTCTTCCGAGCGACCATGTCATCCCACTGTGGACGAAGCAGCGCCACCAGCACGCCAAACACGATGCGGCGCCAAACTAGCTGGCGAGGAAGTAAACACGCTAGCCTAAGGCAAATAATTTGAGGCTGAACGGTCCAATCCTGCAACAATTAGATACTTGCAGGAGGAAGCAATGAAAAATTGGGGACCTTTCTTAGCATGCATCACATGCGCGCTGGCAAGCCAAGCGGGAGTAGCCCAAGAGATTGGGAAGGCCACATCATTTGTAACCAACGGCAGTTATTCCCAAACAGAGGCATTTGACGAGAAGAAGGTGTGCAGCAAGGGAAAACCTTGCGGGGACACTTGCATCAACGTCAACTACACATGTCGGATCAACACCCCCTCGCCCTATGTTCCCACCACTCCAACAGATTCCACATCTGTTCCGGAAAAGCCTCCACAATCTGGAGTCATGGCCGGTGGTCGTTACGACGGCATCTACCAAAGTCCCATATCGGATAACTCCTGGGTATCCGTGCATCACAATGATGTTCGAATTGTTGCTGCTCAGTTTGAATCGCAACTGCAATTCAATTCAGCGATTACGAGTTCACTTGGCCGCGTGACGCCACCTGTTCTGAGTACCTGGAGCCTGCTCGGCGGTACGTTCTCAGGCAACCAAGGCAATGTGTCCGGCGAGATGGAGTACGGCGCGTGCAACATTTCGCTAATGGCTGTTTTCTCGGACACAGGTTTCAGCCTCACCGCCACGTCAGCAACACAAACCACACTTGGCAAGGCGTCTGGATACGACTGTGGCGCGTACATGACCGACATTCCTTGGCCGTTGCTCTACAAACGAATTTTCTGAGTAAGAGCTGTAGTTTGCGCAGGCGCTTCCACGGCCGGTTTTCATGGTGGTGGAGGAGCACTGGCTGGCACCTAACGGTAAGGCGCCACCGGCCAAGCCTCGCGCAACACTAGCGCGTCAGTTGCATGCCGATCAGCCGCTTCTGCCACGTCTCGATATCGGTCCGCGCACTGTCCGAGTAGCTCTGTTGCGGTATCGGCTGCCGCAACTGCGGCGGGCTGGGAATAGCTGGGCAAATCGGCGCGGATGGAGTAGATGCTGTCGCGCAGGCCGTCAGCAGTACGGCGGGCAGCAGCTGCAGCATCGCGCAGCTTGGTTTCACGTTTGGTCGCTGCATCCTGGGCCTCCTGTAGTCGGGTGTTGAACTGAATTTCGGTGACTCGGGCGTCGGCCTGAGCCTTTGCGCGTTCGGTTGCGTGCTGAGCCTCGATGGCAGCGATCTGGCCGCCCAGGCGCCAGCCCTGCACTTGCCAAGCCCCGGTAGCGGCAATGGCTGCGCCCAGAAGGGCGGCGGCGATATGGGTATAGATCACGGCGCGCTCTCCACAGACTCGGCGCACCGGATCAGCGGCACGTTGCCCACGCGGTGGTCAATCCAGCCCACGATGAAGCTGGAATTGGCCGGGCCTTTGGCCAGGGCCACATAGTGGGCCGTCTGGTAGCTCTCCAACAGCTTGATGGTCAGCTCGCATGCCTTCACGCGACCACGGCGCCGCTCCAGCGCGGCATAGGCGGCCATGGTTCCAGGGCCGATGTCGCCGTCAACCGCCATGGCCCGGTAGTCGCGCCCGCCGCGGCTCAGGTCGTTCAGGGACTGCTGGAACCAGCGCGCCGCGCGGCCCTGCCCCGCGTTCACACCGATGTCCACCAGCTTCATGCCCACGGCCGGGGACTTGGTCAGCACACGGTCGAACTTGGGCGCCTTGATGTACTTCCCGGCGTAGATGTTGCGGGCCGTCTCTACCGGCATGCTGAGCATCGGGCCGTCGTAACCTTGCTCGCGGGCGACTGCCACGGTGATTCCGTGATTCGTCTCGCCGCCGGCATCGTTGGGGTCGTTGACGTAGCCGCCCTCGATGGCAACCACGCCGCCGACCACGGCGAACACCAGGGCACCCAGGCTGGCCCAGACCTTGCCCGGCACCTGAGGCGCGCTCATTCGTCGGCCCCCATGCCCCCAAGGGGCGCTGGCTGCGTGCGAGCACGCTCCAACTCACGCCGCAGGATCTGCTTGCGCATACGTTTCATGGGCAGTTCGTGCTTGACGTACCCGTATAGCTGCATCGCGAGCCAGAGTGCGGAGAGCACGCCCACGGCCACGTTCACAAACCCAAGGAAAGTGCCGATGCCCATGCTGGCTGCCAAGTAGTTGACGAACTTCAAGAACGCGGAGCCGGCCGCTGCATGGTTGTCCATAGCTTCTGTTTTCATTACGCGCCTTTCATTGCTGGGGCGGGTCGAGCAAAAGAAAGCCGCCCTATGGCGGCTGATGGAGAGCTTAAAAAGGGCCGCTAGGCTTCCACTGCGAACACCCTGACCCCTGCGAAACGCATGTGGGCCTCGGCAGGCAGATCAGCGTTGATCACGTCTTGCGTGACCTCCCAGACTCGCGACTCTGTGAACGTGACGCTGAAGGTGATCACACCCTGCACCATGCCCGCGAGTACCACACGCTCGCGGCCGTCGCGGCTGCGGATTGGCATGCGAAACGTGTCGTCTACGGGCAGTACTGCATCCTCGCTGTCGCGCAGCTCAGCCGTGAAGCCGAGCGTGCTGCCAACCGGCACCGTAATGTCTGCAAAGCCCGGCGCAATCACCGCGCCCGGTGTATCGCATTGCACGCCGGTCAGCACGATGGTGGGCCGGTCATCATCTGCGGCTGCCCCATGCAGGTAGCGGACCATGAGCTCGCCCTGTGCGTATTCATTCATCGTCATGCTGTAGCCCTCACAATGTGCGCCAGCACGGCGCTGCTGGTGGTCGCTGTCGTTGTGGGCGTGTACCACACGGACAGCGTGCGCAGAAACTTCACGCCCGGCTCTGGCAGGGCAAAGTACGCCGGGTACGCCATGGATGCCCCGCCTGGGCTGCACGATCCGATAAGCACTGAGGCGTCTGTTGTTGCAGACTGGATCGAGTTGTCAAAGACCGTCCTGCCGTCCAGGATGACCTCCAGACGCCCCCCATTGGCCACCCCTTTCATGAACCCCAGGAAGCAGAGCAGGCCGCGCCCGGACAGACTCAGGATCTCGGTGCGGGCACCTGCCGCGATGGCGCCAGGCGTGACCTTGACCGCACCGTTCCCAAAATTGGCGGCGCCGGCAGCTGCCTGGGTCATGTACGTTGCCGAGTTCGGCAACGCGGTCACGCGCTCATAGCTCCGCGCCCTGTAGTTCGTGGTGTCGTTGGCCGGGTCCGTGGCGCCAGAACCAGACGCCGTGACGCGCTGGTATGTCTCGCTGTCCAGTGGACTGATCTTGTACTCCCACTGACTGACGAGTGCCCCCGGCTGCCACGGGGTCGCCGCGCCCATACCATCAAAAATTACGCTGTACGGAAGTTGGCTCATGCCAGGGTCCCTCCTGAGTAAACAACAGAAAACCCGCGCAGCGCGGAAACAAGCATCGGGCTTTCAGGTGTCTGACCTTTCACCGTGAACGCCCCCCAGTCCACAGAGAATCCGATCCCGGACGCGTCCATGGCGGCGAGGCGGTCGCCGGTCTGCAACGTCGCCGGAGCCACGAGCGTGACGCCAGCAACCTTGATGACGTAGAGCACGCCCACCACCATGTTCACGGTGCCCGCGCTGGTCACTTCCTCCGATATGGAGCCCGCGTCCAGCGAAGTCCAATCAGCAGTGACGCCCGGCTCGCTCGCGGCCACGTCGGCTAGGTTGTTGAGCAGCATCCAGAATCGGCCCTCGTGCTTGACGCAGGCGGGCTTGTTGAGCGGTCCGGAGAGAGCAGCCCATATGCCCTTGAAGTTGGCTGCGCCAACTGCGGAGGCTGCAGCGTTGGTGGCGGCAACCGCCGACTGCTGAGCCGCTTGCGCACTTTCTTTACCGCTCACCGCATTGGTGCGCGTCGCTACGGCCATCTCGCCAACGCGCTCCACTACAGCGGGCATGGACGTGCCGTTGTCGTAGGCCAGCTGATTGAAGTTCGGATCCCCGAGTGCGGGGAAAGGCTCCGGCAGTATTGGCGCCGGAGGAGTCACAGGTTCCGTCATACGTTTCCGTCCACTTTGATGTTGACCCGGGCCGTTGGCCAATCGACCGACACCACGGAGCCAGTCACGAAGCCAAAGGTGCTGATGTGCCCGTAGCGCGGGAGGTTGCTGGCCTCAATTGCCACGGGGATGTCCAAGATGGCCGCCAGCAGACGGTCCACTGCTGGCGCCTGAGCCGCATCGATCACTACGGAGGCGTTGATGACCTTGGCCTGCCGCCCTCGTCTGCGCACGTACTCCCCTGTCGTCTCGTTGCGCTTGTAGTAGCTATACGACTTCGGGGTGACTTCCACACCAAACTGCGTCCCGCCCACGTCCGTGATCGGGGAAAGCAACGTGCGCCACTGGCCTACAGACAGCATCCCCAACTCGGCATCTACATCCTCAGAATTGCGGATCAATTCGATGATGAGTTCTGCAGCCGGACGAATGGGCAGGCCATCGCGCGTGAGCTTGGTGGTCTTCTGCAGGTTGCCATAGAGGTATTCCCACAACCCAAAAGCCTGCTCCCACATTTCAGTGGTCTGGGGCGGAACCAGATCGCCTCCGCCAACTTCATCTTTGATCGTGACGATCACATCGTCCGCTTCCGCGCCATAGATCGCGAAGCCATTGAAGAACGGGGGCGTCAACACGTACTTGAGTGAACCCGCGCGCCTGGCCTTCGTGAAGATGTATTCATCGAACGGCGACATCCGATTGGACGGCTGCTTGTAGAGCCAGTGCGTGGCGTCACTGTCGGGCGTGGGGCTGGCGGCCGAGGTGTGCGGCTTGACGCAGGAATAGATCTTTCCCTCGAACACAACGGCGTCGTCTATGCTGTATGCGTGGCTAGCCGGGTCCCAGGCCACCTCCCCGCGATCCGCATCGACAGCAGGGATGTTCGTCCCCGCGCCGATCATGGCCTCAGTGATGCTGATAGGCAGGAGGATGTTCATGCCGTCTCCATCTTTTTCACGAGTGCCCCTGCCAGCTCGTCCACGTTCATGATTTCCACGCGATCCGCATTTCCGCCCTCGCTCACCTGATCGCGCTGATCGACATAGCCGGGCAGCGCACTGGTGTTTTCGGCGATCTCTTCGACAGCAGTACGCATGCCCGTCAGCTCCGACTGCAACCGATCAATCACGGCCCATGGGTCAACCCCGCCGCCTTGCACCATCTGACTCGACTGCGAGGCCGTGAAAACGCGCGCTGGCGGCAGATTGACCAACTCGGGGCCACGCTCGCCAACCCAGGCCCAGCCGCCGGCATGGTTGCCACCATTCGCAAACGCGGGAATGCCGAGCTCTGCCAGGTAGGCCTGCAGGTCGCTGGCGCTGAGGTTGAGCGCGTGCGCGGCGTCGTTCAGGGTCCAGTCTTTCCCCTTGATCCAATCAACGATTGCCGCCACTTCCGTCACGGAGCCAGTGCCGAAGTTGTCCCTCGCGTACTTGCCGATTTCGGCATCGATGCCGAGTTGCACGTAGCCAGGCCGGCCAGTGACCACGGAACCGCCACCTGTACCGACGCCTGACCCCTGCACGCCTGTGTAGCCTCCAACCGCGCCCGGGTTGGCTACGCCGCCTGACTTGTCGTCAGGGAACATTTCGGCGCGCAAAGCGTCTATGGCCTCAGCGACGCTGACGATGGCCTCATACTCACCACTGGCCTTGTCCAGCAACTCGCGCCAGTAGTTCAGGATCAGATCCTGCTGGTCTATCTGCGCCTCGATGCCTTTCAGTTGCCGCTCCGCAATCGTGAGTTGCACGTCCGTGACGTCACCCAGGTCTTCCAGTTGACCGGCTAGCACGAGGATGTCGCGCTGCCGCTCAAACTCGGACCCATAGGCGCCCTGGTCGATGCCGCTGCGCACTGCGCTGATAGCTTGCGTCAGGGCGTCGGCCCCAGGCAATGCGCCACCGGTCAATGCCGCCTTCAGCGCCTGAGCGATGACATCACGGCCTTGTACGGCCAGCATCTCGCGAGTGGTATCGATGGTCCCTCGCAGGTCCCGCGCGCTGTTGCGCAGGACGCTCGACAGATCCGAGATCGCGCCGACCGTTTCAGCAATCGCATCGCGGCGAACCTCCAGCAACTCGCGCTCGGCATCGATGGCTCGCTCAAGCTGGCGCAGCAGGTCTACCCGTCGCTGCTTTTGCTCCTGCGCCATTGCTTCAGCCGCAGCCTGCGCGGCAGCAGTTGCATCGACCGTTTCGGCCGTTACTGCGGCGAAGGCCCCAGCGAGCGCCAGTAGCTTGGCCGCCGTATCCGCCCCTGCGTCGCCCAGCGCCCATTGGGCCTGTACCAGCGCTTTGAACTCCTCGCGCGACTGGGGCATCACGAAGCCCAGCTTCGCCAGCTCGGCAGCCACGTTGGCCGTGGCAACCTCCAGTCGCTCCCCTTCCGTGAAGAAGTTGGCCACGAAGGTGGACATGTTGGCCGTCAGGGCTTCCACGCCGCCGGACGCCTTCACCAGGCTGGCCACTGCCGAGTCCGCCAGGGTGGCGACCGTGGGCATGAACTGGCCGAAGGACTCGAATGCGGCCTGGGCCTGGCCGATCAGCACGACGGCGGCCGAGAGCGATTCCATGCTGGGCGCGTCCCCCAAGCCGTTGAGCATGGCGGACACCCAGCCCGGCGACTCTTCCGCCAGCACGTCGCGCACGTCCTTTGCGACGCGGGCGAGGTACTCCTTCGAGCCCTGCTCGCCATCCGCAAAGGTGATGCCGGCCCACTTATCGCCGTCGGGGTTGCCCCAGTCGAGCACCGAGCGGCCGTTCTGGATGATCCGCAGGCCGCCCCAGGCCCCATCCTTCGAGCTGTCATCCGCAAACGCGGTGGAAACTTCGTAGCCTGCGGCGCGACCGAAGGCGACGGCGAAGCTGTCGAGCGTCTGGCCCACGGCCTGCGCCAGGGGGGCCGTCAGTACTTCGACGCCAGCGTCGTAGTGGCGCGTGTCGGTGAAGCCCAGGCTGGCGTAGATGTCGGTGCTGGAGCGCAAGCCAGCATCAGCACTGTAGGAGCTCCCTGCGCCCAGGTGGGGGGTGGATTTTTTGTTGAAGATACCGGCCAGCGCGGCTACGCCTGCCAGCGCCCAGCCCCAGCCTGGAATGGCACCGAGCATGCCGGAAAGACCGCCGGACGCAGCCGCCCCAGAGGTCACCGGGTTGATCATGGCAGCCATGCCGGGATTCGCCAGACTCATGCCCGCAGTCATGCCGGTGGTGGCCGCAGATGCGGCAGAGCCCAGGCCCAGCCAGTTGCCTACTGTGCCCAGCATGCCGGTGCCGCTCGTGAGCCCGCTGTAGAGCTGCGTGCCCTGCAGCATGAGGCCCAGCGGGTTGGCGCCGGCCGTGGCCGCGTTGGCAGCAGTGCCAAACCCCGCGCCGAAAATGCTGGTGCCGATGTTGATCAACCAGCGGCGTCCGACGATCTGCCAGAGCACGTCCAAAACGCTGGCCTTGATGGTCTTGCCGACGCGCTCGAAAGCGCTCATGCCGTTGTTGGCCACATCCGTCCACACGCTGTGCGCGGTGCTTTCGATGCTGCCGTAGAAGTCCGCCCAGCCCCTGGATTCGCGCTCGCGCAGCGCCTTCTGGTTCAACAGCCCGTTGCGCTCTTTCAGTTGCTCGATCTCCTGTGCCAGGGCGATGTGCTGGGCCGACATGAAATTCGTGCCGGCCGCTTGGCGCTCCATCTCCGCAAGAGTTGCCTCCTTCGTCAGAAGAATGGTCTCCCGACGCTGGCGCAAGATCGCTTCCTGCTGCTCACTGGACAGACCGATCATCTCGATCTCTTCCCGCAAAGCCTTGTTGCCAGCTTCCAGCGACTCGGCTGAATCGAACAAGGCGTCAGCGACTCGCTTCCTCTGAGCGAGCCAAGCCTGCCATGCTGCAGCCTCCGCCTCTATGCCCTTCTTGATGCCGGGTTGTTCTGCAAGCAGATTTTTTTGCGCCTGCACCAGTTCATCCAAACTGGATACCCCTGCGTTGTAGGCCGCATTCATCTTGGCCCACTTCTCCGCAAAATCGCTCGACAGGCCGCTTTCCTGGGCGATCAAACCGGCGATGAGCTTGGCCCCGTCCTCGGCCTGCTTCCGCAGCTTCTCGGCCTCTTTCTCGGCTGCGGCTGCCGCTTTCTTGGCGACCTCTTCTCGGGCCTTCTGCGCGGCCAGCAGATCGCCATTGGTCTTGATGATCTTGGAGGCAGCAGCCACGGCCGCATCGCCTTCGTCGCTCCATGCCTTGGACACGGCCTTGGCGGTCGATGCCCAGCCGTCGAGGATGTCGGTCTTGGCTTCGTCCAAGATGCGCTTTGCGCCGGAGAAGTCGCCTTGCAGCACGGCCATGATGGCGGCAATGCCACCGCCTGCAGCTTTGCCCAGCGTGTTGAACATCTCCACCACACCGACGCCCACCGTGTAGAGCCCTTTCATGGCGGAGGCCAGGAAATCGGCCACTCCGCGCAGGCGATCCCCCTGCGTCATGGACTCCAGGAACGAGCCCGTCAGGTTGTTGAGCGTGGGCAGCAGCTGCGCGGCAATGCGCGTGCCTACTCCCTGCAGGCCCAGCCCGAGCAATTCCAGGGTGTCGTTGAACTGGCCCGCCTGCGCAGCGGCTTTGTCCTCAATGACCAGGCCCAGGCGCTCGGACATTTCGATCATCTCGCGAATGCCCTCAGACCCGCTATTCAGCAACGGCACCATCTCCGCACCGCTCTTGCCGAAGATCTCCATCGCAAGCGCGGTTTTGCCGGCGCCGTCCTGGAGTTTTGCGAACTTGTCGGAGAGCTCCAGCAGCACTGCAGTCGGGGTCTTGAGGTTACCCGCGGCATCCTTCGCGTTGACGCCGAGCGCGCGCAACCCCACGTTGCCCTGGCTCATTTCCTGGCTGAGCTTGGCGATGCTGGACGCCATGGCATCGTTGCCCATGCCGGCCTGGCGGTAGGCAAGCTGCAGCCCGGAAAGCTCCTTGGCGGACACGCCGACTCGCCCGGACATTTCGTCCAGCGCGTCCGCCGCGTTGATCGCGTTGCGGATGAACCCGGTGAACGCACCCACCGACAAGCCCACACCGATCAGTCCCAGGGCTTTGCCTGCCAGCTCGGCAGCCTTCTGCATCTGGGCGCTGGCGCCCTGCACCATGCCGACGGCAGAGTCCATCTGCTTGCGCAGCTCGGCCAAGTTGGCGAGCATCTGAATTTCGAGAGATCCAGCGATCATGTTGCGCGCCAAAAAAAGGCCCACCGAAGCGAGCCTCGAAGGGACTAGCTGCTCTACTGCAGCACTTGTGTGCGTGGAGCTACCTCCGCAGCACGTTCTTGATCCGTGCGACCAGTTCGACCTGATCGACTTGATCTGGCGATGGCGACCACGGCGGCGGGCGCTTCTCGCTTTCGGCAGCTATCAATTCCGAAGCAAACTCGCCCGACATTTCCCTCAAGGCCGTCACTTCCCAGGACCACAGGGCCACCCCGTGCAGCTCCGACCACGCACAGATTTCCTGATGGGTCAGCCGCATGGGTCCACCCATGCCGGGCTGCACGTAGCCCAGGCTCTGCAGGTGCTCCAACAGGTAGCGGGCCTCCTGCGCCAGAGGCGGGAAGTAGAGCAGATCGCCCTTGTCCCCCGCCGCGACTGCGCGCTTCGGCAGTTCGATTTCTCGCTCGGTCTTGCCGACCTTCTCTACCCTCTTGCGTGGAGCATTCCACCAGGCGATCTGCCTGGCGTAGAGCTTCAGGTCGTCGAAGAGGTCGCCGAAAAATTTCCCCACTCCTTGACGTACTCGGCTACCTGGTCGCCGATGAAGCCGATGGAGGGGTCGCCGTAGACGGCGAGGGCCAATGCGCGGCCGGTGAGTCCGTCGTAGTCCAGGTGCTGGAACGATTGGGTGATGTCGGCCAGGTACTCGGCCTGCTCCTTCAGCTTGCCATCGACGGTCTGCTCGAACTTGCCGCGCTTTTGCAGGCGGGCCACCGCACGGTTGTTGACCTTCACCTGGGCCTGCTGGAACTCCTTGGAGCCGGGGCCGTAGATGGTGACACCCACGGCGGCGGGCTGGCTGCCATCGGTAGGGCTGGTGTACATCAGCGTGTCGCTGGAGTCCTTCAGGTGCAGGAACGAGGTAGCGGCAACGGCCTTGGTCTTGATGTTGAGTGCGTTCATGATTTTTCCTTTGCGGAGGTGGAGCGAGAGTGAAAACGCCCGTGCCCAGCCACCGCGCTCCGCAAAGAGCGGCGGTAGCCGGGCCGGTGCAGGGGTCAGCCTTATTCGGGCTGGAAGGTGGCGATGACCGTCTTGCTGGCGGTCACGCTGGTGTCAACGCGGGGATTGGCGGTGCTGCCGTCGCTCCACTACACGAACTCGTAGCCCGACGCCGGCACGGCGGCCACCGGGGTGCCCGAGCCCAGCATGGCAACGGTCTGGGGCGAATCGCCCAGGATGGAGCCATTGGCGCCCGCCGTGTAGGTCAGGGTGAATTCGATGTCGTCGGCAGAGACTTCGATGATTCCCACGCCGGATTTGGTGGTGGTCAGCGAGAGCTGCACCGTGGCGCTGCGAATGGAATCCACCGAGGTCGCTGCCTTCTCGAACGACATCACCTTGGACTGGAAGTAGTCGATGTCACCGCCTTGGTACTCGACCTTGAAGCTGTAGTCGGCATCGGACTTCAGCGCCACATCGAGCACAGCCTGGCCGGGGTCGGCGCGATCCATGCCGAGCTGCAGCGTCTTGGTCCCCTCGTTGAAGGAGCCCTTGAATTTCTGCGTGCCACGCGTGTCGATGGGGTTGTGGGTGACCTCGGCATAGATGCGCCCGTGCGAGCCGCCATCGGTGATCTCGCCGATCTTGGCCCAGTCGTTGATCGCGCCATAGCCCGATGCGTCGAACGTGACGGGCTTGGTGGCGCTGACGCTGATTTTCGTACCAGCAACGGTTTCTACTCCGGACATGGGAGTTTCCTTTCTGCAAAGAAAAAGGCCCGCAACTGCGGGCCGGGGTTATGCCGTTGCCGGCAAACTGAAGGATCACCCCCGCGCGCGGCGGGAAGTGACCATGAAATCGATAGTGCGGCCGTAGATTCCTGCCTCCTCGTTGTCGAGGTCAGGGCCAATGCCGTCGCTGCGCACGTTGTTGACATGCATACCCGCGATGGTCCCGCGCTTGCCGGAGCAGGCCTGGCGGACAGCACCGATCAGCCGCTCCTTGGCGGGGTAGTCCTTGGCTGCCACGGTGACCTGCACGCGGCCGGTTTCAATGACCGTAGGCTCATCGCCCGCGATGGTCTGGCGGTCGTTGTCGCTGATGTTGGTGTACGCCAGGGCCGGGAGTGTGGCGTTCTGCGGGATGAAGCCCTGGAACATGCGCGCGGCGGGGATCAGCGCCAGCAAGGCGGCGTCCGCCGTGAGCAGCGCGACGATGATTCTGGTGGCCTGGGGTGCGCTCATTATTCGTCTGCCTCCACGGTGATCCCCGACGTGTCCAGGCCGTGCTTGTTCGCCAGCCGCTTCTTCATGTAGTTGCCGACCGCCACGACGGCCTCCGTCGCCTTTTTGTCCAGGGCCGGGCGCATGTAGGGTTGCGCCTTGGCACCCGGGTGAAGCACGGAAGCTCCGGCAAACTGCGCGCCGATCTTGAGCGTGCCGCTCGCCAGCATCTTGTTGAGCGTCTTCATGCTCACCTTGCGGTATCCGCGGCGCGTCATCCGCCCCGGCTTGTCCTCTTCCTTCACGCTGATCCAGTGGGCCGCGGTGCCGTATTCGGCCCAATGTGCTTTCCAGTCGAAGTTTTTGACACTCGCGGTCACAACGCCGCCCTTGACGCGCGTGCTGACCTTGAAGCTCTTCTTCAGGTCGCCCTTGTCCACCGGCGCATTCTTCTGGGCCTCGGCCTCCAACACCTTCGCCCCCGCGCGCATCGCGCCGCGCATGATGCTGTTCTGCAGCTTGTCGGGGAAATCGTGGAGCGACTTGGCCAGCTCGTCGAGACCCTTGACTTTCGACGTGCTCATGGTGCGCCTCGTCCCAGGTCCTTCACCAGCAGCTCGATGCCCTCCCGGCGCCCCAGTTCAACCGGGCCGGAGACGATCTCACAAACCCGGTCTGGCGCACCGTCCACGCCCACCACCACGATACGCATGGCGGGGGTGATGCCCTGGGTGAAGCGCATGCGCACGCGGGAAGGCCGTTCGGCAATCTCCACGGAGTCGCGGACGGTCTCGGCTTTGGAGGGCAATACGTCCTGAACCTGGGCCCAGGTCGTGAGCACCGTCTCCCAGTCCCTGATCTCGGTGTTGTAGTCGGGATCGCGGCCGATGACCGTGTAGGCCTGCAGCCGGATTTCCTTGTCCAGGTCGCCTGCGCGCATGTCACACCCCCAGGCCTATGCGGTAGGGCCACAGCAACCGCTCGGCGCGCATCATCGTGTTGCCCTTGGCACTGTCCTCACGGTTGTCGTAGCGGTCGCTAACGATCTCCAGCACGGCGGCAGTGAAGGCTGCATTCACCGCCATGGGGCTCTCGCCGGCAGTGCCTGCGGCGACGGCAGTTTCGAGGGCGCTCTGATCGGCAAACACCTGCCGGTTCAGGAACATGGAGGCCCAGCCCTCGGCGGCTTCCACCAGCACGGTCAACACGGCGTCGTCCGTAGAGCTGGCGCGGCAGTAGCGGCGCGCGAGGTCCAGGCTCACGATCATTTCGGCGCCTTTGGTACCCGGGCAGGCTTGGGTGCCGGCACCGGGGCGTGCGGCTCTGTGCCGACAGTCGGCGCCGATGCGTCGTCCGCGGCGCGTGCCGGCGCTTCGTTCTCGGGCAGTTGCTCTGCGGCGCCGGTGTCGACGAAGTGCTGGCCGCGGCTGCTGTCCATCTGCGCGACACTGCCTGCGCGCGGGTCAGGCTTCTTGAACTTGATGAGCATGGGTGTCTCCTTCGAGAACGACCAGGCCCGCCGAAGCGAGCCCGGGTCGATCAGGTCACGTTGCCGAAGTCGCCGTAGATGAAGGCCTCGGGGCGGTACACAGCAAGTGCCAGGCGTTCTTCCGCGAGCACCGTCACCATGTTCTTCACGAAGTCGTCTTCGTTCTCCGTGGCCACCTCCACGCGAGCCTGCCAGCGGTCGAACACCTGGGCCCCGAGACGGAAGGCGCCGGCCAGGAACTTGTCAACCGTGATCGCCGAGGTGGTCACTACCGGGCGGTTCCACAGCGAGGCGCTGAGCGTGCCCTGCGGGTTGCCGATGATGTAGCGGCCGGTGGTGTCCTTCAGCAACTCGATGCGTGCCCAGTCGATGGGGTTCATCACCACGCCTGTGGCCGGGTACTCGGCCAGCTCGGATTGGAGGAACGCCAGGCGGATGTTGTCGATGTTGGTTTCGGTGCCGGCGGGGTCGAACGGCGCCAGGAATGCCGTGGCCTGCGGGATGATGCCCAGCAGGTTCTGGCCAGTGCCGTCACCGCTCAGCAACTGCTGCTCCTCCTTGAAGGCCAGCCCGTACCGCAGACGGCCGTCGATGAAGCTGGCCAGCTGCGACGCGTCGCTCAGGATCTGGCGCGACGCCTTCATGTAGTGGGCGATGACCTTCGCCGTGGTGCTCACCAGGTCGAACTTGATGCTGGACTCGGGCTTCTTGGCCGTTTCGGCCACCATGCCGGCGTTGTTCGTGAAGCCGGTTTCCTTCACGTACTCCAGCGCGTTGCCGTCCATGCGGCCGGGGGTGATCAGGTCGCGCACTGTCAGGCGACGCTGCGGCAGCTCGAGCACGCCGGGCAGACGAGTGGTTTGCACCAGGTCGCCTGCAGAGCCGTCGGCGTCCGTCGTGAGGCTGGTGATGGCCGCGTTGACGGTCATGTCCGCGCGGCCGCGCGGGTGCGCCTGCCCCAGCAGAGCTTTCACGCTGTCGCTGTTCACGAACTGCTGGCCCAAGGACTGGTGCTGCACGTCGCCGCCAGCTCCGTTCGCCTCGAGCTTCGCCAGCAACTGCTGGGCGTTCTGCAGGTTGGCCTGCAGTTCACCCTGCTTCAGCAGCAGGTCATCGACCTTGGTGCGTGTCTCGGCGTTGAGGTCGGCGTTCTTCGCGGCGGCCTCGGCGTGAGTCTTGAGCTGGTCGCCAACCGTCTTCAGGCTGGCGTTGATCTGCTCGATGTCTTTTTCGATGGGCATGATTTTCCTTACGAGAGGATGGTGGTGAGGGATGCGGCGAGCGCCGCGGTTTCGCTGATGTCGGCCGGCTGGCCGCGCCCGGTGGGATCCCCCTCACCGCTGCCGGACGGATCACCCGCACCGGACTTGAACTCGCTGATGAGGCGCATGGCCTCGCTCTTGGGCAGGCCGCTGGCGCGTAGCGCGGCCTCCAGCCGCCGAGCGGCGTGGGCATGGGCCTTGGCGTCGCCCTGGGCCACCTGGTCGGACGCCAGCAGCTCGTCGGCAAAGCCCTGCTCCACGGCCGCACTGCCGCCGATCCAGGATTCGGCGTCCATCAGCTTGGCGATGGCCTTCGCATCAGCGCCGGTGTGCGCCACGTAGATGTCGGCCATCGCGGCGTCGAAGGGCTCCAGCCAGTCCGCGATCTCGCGCAGGTCGTTGCGGTTGCCGGCGGCCACCACCCAACTGTTGTGGACCATGAAGAAGGCGGCCCGCGCGATCTGCACGTTGTCGCCCGCCATGGCGATCACGCTGGCAGCCGAGGCGGCCACGCCCAGCACCTTCACGGTCACGTCGCCCTTGTGCTCGCGCAGCAGGTTGTAGATGGCCAGGCCCTCGAACATGTCGCCGCCCGGGCTGTTGACGTTCACTGTGACCGGCCCAGCCCCCAGGGTGCGCAGCGCTGCCGCGACGCGCCGGGATGTGACGCCTTCGCCCGTCCAGTAGTCGTAACCGATGGCGTCATAGATGCTGATGCTGCGGTCTTCTTCGCCCTCGGCAGCGGCGGCGCGCAGGCCTGGGTTCCAGCGCTCGAATGCGCGGGGCAGGATCTCACTGCGCACGCTGGCGCTCGGCCGGCCCATGGGGGCCACCGGCAGGTTCTTGGTGCTCATGGTTCAGCCTTTCTGTGGCTCGGTATCTGCAATACCCAGGAACGCGCGCAGCGCGGCCCGGGCTTGGTTGGATGAATCAGCTCCGCCGGCCTGGCCAACACTGTCCAGTGTGGTCATGGCGGATTGCACGGTCAGCACCGCGGCGTTCCCGCCCATGGGCTCCCGGTCCTCCAGCTGCCGCACCTCGTCGCGCGTCAGCACGCCGTTGTTCACCATGGCGGCGTAGAACGCGGCGCGCGCCGCGCTATCGGCGCGCAGCAGGCCCTCCACGACGAACTTGGGGTAGAAGCGCAGGCGTTCGGCCGGCGTCAGAAGGTCCTTGGTGATCGCCTGCTCCAGGCGCCGAATCCACGGCCCCAGGGTGAAGGTCAGGAAGCCGATCATTTGCTGCTCGATGCCGGTGCCCCAACTGGTCGATTTCTCGCTGTGCCCCACCATGAACGGCGGCACGCGGAACCAGCGGCACACCTCCTCCACGCTGAACGCCCGGGACTCCAGCAGTTGCGCATCAGCGGGGTTAATACCCAGGGCTGACACGTCGGTGCCCCCCTCCAGCAGCGGCGTTTCCTCGCGCTCGATGGAGCCCTGCACGTTCTCCTTGAAGATCTCGCGCTGCTCCTTCGTCAGCCAGTTGGTGGCCTTGTAGTACAGCGTGCGCATCAAGCCATTGCGGAAGGTGCGTGCCGCGGTCTTGTCCGCAGCCACGGCCGTGCCGAACACGTCGGTACCGTACCTGATGGCAGACACGCCGTTGATGCCGTCGAGCGAGAAGCCGGGGATGTACCAAATGCGGTCGGCAGGGATCGCCCGGAGGCGCCCGCTGTCGTCGGCGTAGTAGTACGCCTTGCGTCCTGCGGTGTCGCGCGAGATGGTCAGCCGGTGGCGGGCCAGGAACTGCAGGCCTACGATCTTCCCGCCGACCATCAGCTTTTCGACCCGGGCGCCATCGCTCAGCAGCATGCCGGCCACCACCGCCTCCCAGAACACAGCGGCCGTGCTGTCCGCGTTGGGCTGGTCGTGGATGATGAAGTGCAGCCAGTGCTGCGGCGCCGCTCGCTTGCCGTCGCGCGTCTTCTCGAACATCGACAGGGGCAGCGTGGCCAGCGTCTCAGCGATCAGCCGCACGCACGCCCAGGCGGCGGACAGCTTCAGCACTGCGCTGGCATCGACCTTGACGCCCGCGGCGCTTTCCTGCCCGATGATGGCGGCCACGCCGGCTTGATCGGTCAGGGTGATGCCCAGCCACTCACGGATCGCGGCCCGGATACCAGCGCGCCGCACTTTCGGTTTTTTCTTCATCGGCGTGCTTTCACGGTGTTGCGCAGGAAGTCATCCAAACCGCCCTGCACTTGATGGTTGAGACTGGCTCCCGTCGCCATCAGCAGCGCGGCCATGTCGTCAATTTTTTCCGTGGACTTGCGCTTGTCGGGCGCCTTGTTCAGGTTCGCATCCTCCCGCGCCACCAGATTCGAGGCGTTCCAGTTCAACACCGGGTCGTTCCCATGCACCAGGGTTCCGGCCAAGTAGTGCAACTCCAGCTCCTGCATCGCGGGGTGGTAGCTCTGCGGACCCTGCCGAAAAAGTTCCATGGGCACATTGGCGGCCTTCAGGCGTTGCGCGGACTGCACCGCATTCCAGTTGTCATATGCCACCGTGACAAGGTTGAAGGTGTCCTTCACCTCCAGCACCTTCGCCTCGATGGGTGCGTAGTCGATCACCTCGTCGCCGCACTCGATCAGGTGGCCGCCTTCGACCCAGGCCTGATACGGCACCAGCCCGCGCGCCACGCGCCGGCGTGTGGCAGCCGGCGGCACCCAGCGCCATCCGTAGGTGAGCAAGTGGCCTTCCAGGCGCCACACCAACCGGAACGAGGTCAGATCGTTGGTGCTGGACAGGTCCAGGCCGCCCCAGCATGGCACCGCGCGCAGCGCCTCCAAGTCCACCAACCCGCGACACTCGCGCCACTTGGTGAGATTCACCCAGCCGCCAGCTACTGAGGAAGGCCGGTTCAGGCGCTTGATCTTGAACTCGCCATGCGTGCCGGGCTTCTCGCGCGCCTCAATGGCCGCTTTCCGGATCTCACCCAGCAGGAGAGGGTTCACCTCCATCAGCGGGTTGGCCTTGTGGTACGCCTCCTCGTCAAAGTCGTCGTCGGCCTCCGTGCCCAGGTCTTCGTCCTTTTCATCAACGGCGTAGTACAGGGCCAGGAAGTGGTCGGCCTCGACGATGCCGCGCAGCACCTTCTTGGCGAACTCGCGTTCTTCTCTCCACGGCCCCGGGCTGTCGTAGCCCTCGGTGGTCAGGAACAGGAACAGGACATTGGCCCGGGCGCCCGCTGCCGACACCAGCACGTTCAGCAGATCGTGGTCCTTGTGCGCGTGGATCTCGTCCAGGATCACGCACGATGGATTCAGCCCGTCCTGCGTGCTGGCCTTGGCGTTGATCGGCTTGTAAGTGCCGCCGTTGTTGATGCTCGCAATGGCGTTGGCGAACGGCACCAGGCCGAAGGCTTCGCGCAGGTCGGAGGTCTTCTCGACCATCCGCTTCGCCACGTTGAACACGATCCGCGCTTGCTGGCCGGTGGTGGCACCCGTGATGATCTGGGGCCCGTTCTCGTCTTCGCAGTTCTGGCAATACAGGCCGATGATGGCGGCCAGGGTGCTCTTCGCATTCTTGCGGGCCACCGCGAACAGGGCCTTGCTGAAGCGTCGCGTGCCGTCCGGTTTGCGAAAGCCGAAGAGCTGCACCAGAAAGAAGACATGCGACTCGTGCAGAACGATGGTCGGCGTATCCCAGGTGCCCTCTACGTGGGGCAGCTTCTCCGCGAAGTCGCACACGTCGCAGGCGTGCCACTCATCGAAGTAGAACGGCGCCCCTTTCTTCTTGGCGCGCTCCAGGTCCTTCAGGAATCGCTCGGCAGCCATACGAATCCAGATGCCGAAGCGCTTGCGGTTATTCTTCGCCAGGGCCTTCTTGGCGTAGGCCTTGGCAATGGCTACGAAGTCACGCGGCTGCGCGCCCTCGCTTTCCGTTGTTGGAGAAGGCATTTTTTGCAGGCCCCTCCCCAGTAGGTTTCACCTTGCCCTGGGCCACGGGCGTCAGGCCAAAGTCGTTGATCAGGTTGCGCAACTGGCCCACCATGGACGCCACTGGCGCCTCACCCGCCGCGTACAGCTGCACCACCTTGCCGTGCAGCGCGCAAAGCTGGCCCAGCGCGGAAATCCCCGCTTCGGTCAGCAGCTTGTTCGCCACCAGGATCGGCGCCAGCCGGTTCCACTCCTTGATGGCGTGCGCATTCGGCAGCCAGTCGGGTGGAGGCGGAACTGCGCTGAGAACTGGCAAATCGACCGCGCCATCGGGCTCACGGTCTTTGCGCTGGGTGCCAGCGATCACCTTGAGGGCGGCCGGCTTCTTTCCTGGGCCTGGCATACGGTCCTCCGAAAATCAGGTTTTCTATCCTGACGGCGTGAAATTTTGGGCTGGTGGTCGGTCCTAGCCAGGATCGGCCTCTACTTCTTCCCCACCCCTCCCCTTCGGCAGCACCGCGCTCGCCGGCGGGAAACACGGTGGGAGGCGATATGGCGGGGTCTGCCCACTGTCGATGGTGCACAAGCCACCCACCCCAATGCGAAAGGGACGATCAGCGCAAGCGCCAACGCTACATCGAACACGCTCACTCCTCTATCGGAAAGCCATCCAGCCCAATCCGCACCGCAGGGCGATAGCCCTTCTGCAGCGTGGTCAAGCGCTGGTGGCATTCCCGGTTGACGGCCCGCAGGTTGCCCGGGTCGTCGGGGTTGCCCTTGGCCTTGCCCGACTTGAACCAGCCTTGGGCCTGATGTGGTCCACCTCGT